GTTGCTAATCTTACAAATCTCATCAATCGCTTAGGTGAAGGTGGATTTGTTGGACTAGTCGTATTAGTACTGGTTGTATCATTCTTTACGAAGAAATAGTTTTTGAATGATAAGTAATAAAGGAAAAGCGCTATTTATAGCGCTTTTTTTTATTTGTATATTTATATATAAGGAGTAAATATGAGTGAAGAGTCACAAGAAATATTTAAAGGTAAGTCATTTGAAAGCTTATTAGAAGACATATATAATAATTCTAAAAAGAAAGAAGCGCAGATACAAATCTTAATTACAGAATTAAAACCAATGATTAAGAATATTGGAGACGCAATAATTATTGTTCCTTTAATTAAAGATTATATGGAAATTGCTGTAAAGAATGATGAAGCTTTAATTAAAATGGCAGCTATTGTTCAGAAGGCACAGAATAGATCAGTAGGTGGAGAAGGTGGATTGATGTTAACAGAGCAAGAGAAGCGTCAGTTAATGGAAGAAGTAGAGAAAGTAGGTAGTAGTGTCAAAGTACGTAAATAAATATAAATCGAAATCTAGAGTAGATAGAGATCAATCTAGGATAATCGATACACCTGTAGCTAATCCTGTAACTTTAGGATCTGTTATTGATGTTATATCTCAAAACGGGAGGAGTATTGGAGATATTTTAGTTGCTGTAAAAAATGAAGATGGTACATTTACGAATAAAGTTGCCTCATGTATGTCACCACACTTTATATCACTACCATTACCAAACGAACGAGTATCATTAATAAAGGATAGTACAACTGGTAAGTGGTATTATATGACATCATTATCTAACCGTGGATTTGTTAATCACATGGGTAATGCTGCTAAGCGAGTATTTCAGCAAGATACTTCCGACCTGTATCATGGAAAGACGTTTATACCATCCCCCGCTTTACGATCTCTCAACATACATGAAGGTGATACCATCATACAAGGAAGAAGCGGTCAGAGTATTCGCTTTGGAAGTAAATGGGAATCAGTGAATACACCTTGGAATGCAGATAGTGATGAAGGATTACCTATTATAGCAATTCGCTCAGGTGTATCACAAATCGAAAATTTAGATACAGATTTCTCTTCAATATACTTAACATCTGGTCAAACACTACCTATAGTGCTTAAAAGTCAAATACCATCATCATACACAAAGCCGGATCTATATAATGAAAATCAAATTGTTGTAACTAGTGATAGATTGATGCTATATAGTCAAGAAGATAGTATCATACTATCAAGTGCTAAAGATGTTGGTATATCAACTGATAAATGGGCAATAGATGTAACTACCTTAGTAGATCAGCTAACAGAATTATCTAATCTTGTAATTCAGCTATCAGACCAAGTGTATCAGCAGGGGCTAAATTCTGCTACTTCAACACACATTGGTAACCTGGGTGCACCAACATCTCCATCATCAAATGCACCAAAATTTTCACAGATATCTACGCAAGCGAGTACAATTAAAAGTCAAGTGCAGCAAGTTAAAAATAAGTTAGATAATATGAAACAGTAAATACAAGTTGTGTATATTTATTATATGATAGCACAGGAGAATATATGAACAGTAAAAAATTAGCACAAGTAATCCGTAAATTAGTAAAAGAAGAAGTTCGGAGAGAGGTACGTAATCTATTAACAGAAACTAATAATACACCTCAACCGCAATTGCAACCTGAATCTAAAAAGTATACAAGCAATTCTGCATTAAACGATATACTTAATGAAACAGTGCAATCTACAGGATATGATACATTAAAAACATTTAATGCATCGGATGCAAAAGCAGGGTTTGCTTCAATGCAAAATCCTATAGGATCTAATCCTATACCTGATAAAGATATTAGCGGTGCACCGATGAATCCAAATAAAGTAACACCAGATGTAATGAAAGCATTAACACGTGATTATAGAGAACTAGTAAAGAGATTTGATAAGTAAGATATGCCAAATAAGAAGATAAATCCTTTAGATTTTAAAGATGATGTAGCAATCGGGTTAGGATTGCCGATGAATTCTGGTGTAGGAGGTTTTAAACAGAACTATATTACAGAAGATCAAATACATACTAATCTAAAGAATTTGGTCTTAACAATGAGAGGGGAACGATTAATGCACCCTACATTTGGATGTGGATTATATCAATTATTATTTGAACCTGCCATTGAAGGAAATCTATCAACTGTTGGTATGGATGCAGTGAGAGAGGCTGTTGATGAGTGGATGCCGTACGTAACTATAAAGAACGTAAATATCACATTTGATAATAATACAGCAAATATATTAATTAGTTATGAAGTTAAAGAGTTAGATATTAATAAGATTTTAAGTATGAATGTTAAGGTATAATAATGACTAAAGTATCAAAAGATGTGAAGTATATCAATAAAGATTTTTCTGAATTCAGATCAAATCTCGTTGAATTTACTAAAAATTATTTTCCGAAAACATATAATGATTTTAATGAATCATCACCAGGTATGATGTTCATTGAATTAGCATCTTATGTTGGAGATGTATTATCGTATTACACAGATTATGCGATGAAAGAAACTATGTTAACCCATGCGCAAGAGAAAAAGAATATATATAATATCGCGCAAACATTTGGATATAAGCCAAAGTTAGCATCGTCAGCTAATGTCATGTTAGATGTATTTCAATTAATACCTAACACAGGTACAGGAGCTTCTGCTAGACCTGATTATGATTATGCGTTTATTTTAGAAAAAGACGCAAAATTTAATACATCAGATAATATAATCTTCTCAACAACAACACCAGTTAATTTTGCACATTCAAGCTCTGCATCACCTACAGAGATATCAGTTTATCAAATTAATAGTTCAACGGGTCAACCGGAAAAGTACTTATTAAAAAAACAAGTACCAGCAATTAGTGGAGAGACGCGAACAAAAACTGTAACTATAGGATCTTCAGACCCATACTTAAAAGTATTAGTTGATGATAAAAATATATTAGGAATTGAGTCTGTAGTAGATAGTGATGGTATGCCATGGTATGAAGTACCATACTTAGCACAAGATACTATATTTGATGAATCAGTTAATTCAGAAGCACAAGATCCTTCATTAGTAGTAGATAGTGTAGAGGCACCATATATTCTCAAATTAAAAAAGACATCACGTCGATTTATAACACGTGTGACAGAAGATGAAAAAATAGAGTTGCAATTTGGATCTGGAATATCAGATAACCCTGATGAAGAAATAATACCTAATCCTGAAAATGTTGGAGCTCCTCAACCTGGTAATATTAATCAATTAGATACATCATTCGATCCAGCTAACTTTCTATACACTAATACATATGGACAATCACCATCTAATACTACATTGACTATTACATATATTATTGGTTATGGACTAAATGCGAATGTACCAAGTAAAACAGTAACATCAGTAACATCTAAAACAGTAACATTTGATAGCTCACTAGATCTCGTTCATGCAGCGAAGATAACAGCAGAAGCTTCACTTGAAGGAACAAATCCAAAACCTGCAACAGGGGGGACTAGTGTTGAATCATTAGATGAGATTAAGAATAATGCATTAGCTCACTTTAGTACACAAAATAGAATGGTTACTAAAGAAGATTATATAGTACGAGCACTTTCATTACCTGGTAAATTCGGTAATGTTACAAAAGCATATATTGCATCTGATGAACAATTATCTAGTGATAATATACCTGTTAATAATCCTTTAGCAGTTAACATGTATGTTCTTGGATATGATAAAAATAAAAATCTAACAACTGTTAATAATACAACGAAACAAAATTTAAAAAAATATATTTCACAATACAGATTACTAACAGACGCTATTAATATAAAGAATGGATTTGTTATTAATTTCGGTATTGATTTTGAAATAACTTGTTTAGCAAATCAAAACTCAACATCTGTATTATTAAAGTGCGTAAATGCACTTAAAAATAAATTTAATATAGATAAGATATCATTTAGCACACCAATTATAATAAAGGATATATATCTGGAGATAGCTAATGTTACTGGTGTACAATCTGTAGTAGATGTAAAACTTATTAACTATTATGATGTAGATGCTGGGTACTCTGGTAATAGTTATTCATTTAAATCAGCAACACATAAAGGGGTAATATACCCATCACTTGATCCGTCTGTATTTGAAATAAAATATCCAGATACAGATATACGTGGTCGTGTAGTAACATATTAAGGTAGAAAGATATGATATATTCAATATTTCCATCAAGAGATGCAACATTATACCAAAACTCAGAGAGTGTAAATACTGGTATTGATGAGATATTAGAGATAACAAAAACTGTTTCATCATCTGGCCAATCTGGTGTATCGAGCACGCGTATATTAATGGATTTTAATACAACAGCTATATCACAATCATGGTCAGTAAACGAGATAAGCGGATCAGATGGTCAAGATCCGAAATACTTCCTTAAGGTATATAATATATCTGAAAATCAAATAGCAAATAATTATATATTAGCTATAGCACCTGTATCAGAATCATGGATTGCGGGGTTAGGTAAATCAACATACACTCCGTTAACTAACGAAGGTGTAAGTTGGAAATATAGAGATGGATATACACCTAGTACACAATGGAGTGAATCAGGTGGTACAGTAGTAACAGAGTCAGGATATACTGTAACACAAACATTTGATGGCTCATCATCTGATATTGATGTAGATATAACAGGTATTATAACAAGTTCATTTCCTGGTAAACCATTAGCATATCAAAATAATGGGGTACTAATACAGCTATCAGGATCTCAAGAAATAGATGGTGTACGATACGGATCATTAAAGTATTTTTCAAAAGAAACGCATACAATATATTCACCGAGGTTAGAGGTTAAGTGGGATGATAGTCAATTCGTTTCTGGATCTTTAACTGCATTAACAGGTGATAATATAACTGTAGGTACTTCAAATCTGCAGAGTGAATATAAGGAGCAGGCAAGAACTAGAATACGATTATTAGCTAGAGAGTTATATCCTATTAAAACATATACTACTAGCAGTGAAACAGCATCACCAAATTTCATACCATCATCATCATATTACTCAATTGTAGATGCATCTACAAATGAAACTATAATACCATTTGATACATCTTATACTAAGATCAGCTTAGATAATTCTGGAAACTATTTCAACCTATGGATGGATAGCTTACTACCTGAAAGATTTTATAAAATTGGTGTTAGAGTAGATCATAGACAATACACGAATCAACAAGAATACTTTACTTGTGATACATTATTTAAGGTGGTTAGATAATGGCAAAGCAAATATCAAAGCAACTGAATAAGAAAATACATAAACAACATGTAGAGATGGTCAATCAAGTATCTGCCACATCACATACAAGTAAGAATAGTGAAGAGGGATTTGTACCAAGTAACGGTAATTGGGGATCTGATATACAAACTACCAATGGTAGAGTTATTATAAATGATTTAATAGCACATGTAAATACTGCTCGTAGAGTAAATGAGGCTCGTGGAATAGATTATGATATTTTACAAGAACATATCGATGATACTATATACGAGTTAATACCAACACCACCACCACTACCTAATAAACCACCTTTCAAAGGGGAAGAGCCTGATGGCCAAGGTGAGCTAGTAAATTATTTATTCGTAGCTAATTGGTATCAGCTTTATGACAACAGTGGTGGGACACATCCTGATATAAATATAAATGATGCAGGATGGAGAGATAATGGTCACGAAATACCTGCTATATACGGTGTAAATCCTAAATACACATTCTATACAGGTGATAATCCATTATTCTATATATATAACCCAACAAGCCATTTTGATCCAGAGTTATCTAAGGATGATTTATCTGGAGATTACTCACTTAGACAGAGAGTATTACCTGATTCAATTGTATGGAAAATAGATGGACAAGAAGTCCATAGAGGTATCTATTTACAGATGTTTAATGTTAAACGCAGCGATGCAGAAAAAATATTGACTGTTGATATTAATAACGCTGCTGGCACATTATCACAAACTGTATCATTTCGACTAAAAGATTCAGATGAAGATGATCATGCAGAAAGCTTCTCAGCTGAATATCAAGGATTCTTTGCTTATGATCCAACTGCTCATAATAATAGAGGAAAAGCAAGGTGGCAAGAAGATCCTAGATATCAACCTAGACGTGTTAAGTTTCAAATACATTGGAACGATTATGGTAATGGTAAGAATGTAAAACGAAAGTTCAAGAAAGCAAAGCCATCTATAAAGGTAGATGGTATTCAAATGAATGATAAGTTAACAAATGAAGCTGGGGAACTAATAACAATACATAATGGAAATACAGTAGAGAAAGATGTTAATGGTTATACATTCTACATGGATAAACCACCTGGACCATATACAATTGAAATTGGAACGAAGTTTAATTTTTCAAAAGGATGGAAAAGAAGGAGACGTACATTCTATAAAAACTTTGAAGGTACTATAGATTTAGATTCCCCTCTTAATGAAGTAATAGATCTCGGAACAATAACTGTAGGTAAAACGGATGGGAAGCGATAATGGCTAAGGAAACAAATATTACTCCACCTACAGTTGATAAGAAACCCCCTTATAGCGCTGTACCACCAATCATCGAGCCGGATACTACTGATCTCGATCCAACAGCATATGTAGATGATAATAGTATTGTATACCTAGGTAATGATATACATACTGATATGCAATATGCACCATTGCACCGTACAATAGGTAATAATACCGTAGATTATGTATTATTAGAAGCATATAATGGTAATACAAAGGTTGCATCGACAACACTCAGTATTAATGATCCATGTATACATATTATACATGCAACTATAGATTTAGATTTATTATCCATAGTTCGAGATAAGATGGGGTTAGGAAACGGTCAGTATGATATACATGTAAGTGTATACCGAAATTATATATACAGTATTGAAAACGCAGACACAGAAGATAATAATCCTGGTAAGCCCGGTACAGTTCAAATAGAAGAAATATCGCCTACGCGTAATGAGATTAGAGTAAAAGCAACTCTACCGGCATATAATATATCTGTTGACAATTGGATTAACAAACCTATTGATGGCCATAAACGAATGGCAACAGAGTTTGATTATGAAGTAGTCTGGCCAGCAATATTAAGAGATCCCAAACGTAATATAGCAGTACTATCAACTAATTGGCAAAATGTTGAATTTGATGATGAAGCAGGATTAGATCATATAGTATTTAGATTGACAGAGCCATTGCCGCGTAGTATTAAGGTAGGTAATAAATTACAAGTTACTAGAGATGTTGTATCACCGTATGTGGTACCTGTTCTTGTTGATCTTGAAAGTAGCTTAACTAGTGAGTACATGGAGCTACGTGGTCCAAACTTTAAAGCTGTTGATGTAAAAGATAAGCCAAGTAGAGGAACTCTATTTGAGACATGGGATAGTATTGTTGGCTCTGATATACAAACGAAGCAGAGGATTATTGATAAATATATAAGCGGATCAGATAGCTCACAAATAAATATTGATTATCGTAAATATGATAATTTCATACACTTTAGTTCTGCAGAAGAGCGTTTAAAAAACTTTAAATATAAGTTAGAATTAATAGAACTTTATTCGTCACAATCAGCTAATGTATCTACCCTACAAGCAGGTAAACCGGCTACAGCAGTTACCGGGTCTTCTGAATTTATACAAAACAAAGCAATGTATGATTCGAAGAAAGTTGGTGTAATAAGTGGATTTGACGATTATGAGAAATACTTATACTATGAATCACACTCTACAGAAACAACCACATATGGTATATTTCCAGCTGCAACCTGGCCTAAGGAATCAGGTACTAAACCATATAGTATAATGCACACGACAGGTTCAGAAGCAGTATCGTGGTATGCATCGCAATTATCATCAGCATCCATATATGATGAAACAAATTTAAATATACTACGTAATACAATACCTGCGCATATATTACAAGATAATAATAGTGATAATTATGTAACATTTGTAGATATGATAGGTCAACATTTTGATACATTATATAATTACATATCACATATACCAAATGTTATGGATAGAGAAGAATCTATATATGATGGGTTAAGTAAAGATTTAATATATGATGCTGCGAAGTCATTTGGATGGAATTTACAATCTGGATTTGATACAAGTAAATTATGGGAATATGTATTAGGTACTGATGAAACAGGTAGTTATGATACAGCAACAGATCAAGTAAGAGAAGAATCATATTCACATGAAGATATTGAGAAGCAAACCTGGAAACGTATTGTAAATAATATACCATACCTTCTTAAAACAAAAGGAACAGCGCGTGGTATTAAAGCATTACTTAATACTTACGGTATACCGACTACTATATTACAAATTCAAGAATTCGGTGGACCAGCTCCACAGAGGATTACAGATTCACGACGTGAAATTGAAAAATTCTCATATGCATTAGACTTCTCTGGATCACGTCATATAGAAACGGAGCATCAGTGGTTAGATACTGGTAAAGAAGGAACATCTTTCACAGAAACTTCAACTGGTCGATACCCATCGATGTATGAATTTAGGTTTGATGTAAATGAGAATAACACTATGCATTTAGTGTCTACTGAAGACCTTGCTTTAGGAACTGGAGCAGGTAGTGGTGTGGGTAGGTTTGAAGTTATATTAGAGCACTCTAGCTCTGCTAGTGCTACATCTAGTTATTACGATTATGGTAGATTAGTATTTAAAATAAGTTCAGGTAGTGCAGGAGGGATTCAGGGAGATGGTCATGTAACTATGTCTACTGAGTATGCTCCTTTCTACGATAATGATTGGTGGAATGTATCTTTCGGTGTTAAAGATTACACGACCGGAGAGGCAGATAAAACTTATACAAATTTTGAAATACGATATGCTAAAATAGGTGAACATGCTGATAGTATAACACATAGTGGTTCAGCTGAGTATCAAATAGATGCATCTAATCTGACTCAGAGTTTTAACCAATCATGGGGTAACAGCACTATTTTAATTTGGGGTGGAACAGGCTCTAATGACTCTAACGCAACATATTTACCATTCTCAGGTTCAATGCAAGAAATTCGAGGTTGGGCAGAGTATATAGGTGATAGTGCTTTTCATCAACATGCTTTATCACCAATATCAATAGTAGGTGATACAGTGCAAATGGGGTATAATGATTTAATTATGAGACATCCATTAGGTACAGATAATCGAACATATAATCACTCAACTATAACTGCATTGCAACCAACATCATCTTTACCTAACGTTAATAACAGAGCGCCATACGCGTATGCGCACAAATACACTGATGCAACATTCGTAAATTGGCCTGATGCAGTAAAATACAGTAATAAGTCAGAAACCTATTATGTTAATGTACCTAATACCGTAGGATTGAGACCACATGATAATAAAGTACGTATTGAAGATAATACTTTATCAGGTACACAGTTAGCACATGATAGAACATATGAAGTATCACCATTTGATACAAACGCATTAGATTCAGATGACGTAACAGTAGCGTTCTCACCACAAGAGCAAATCGATACGGATATATCAATGCAGTTCGGTGGATTTAGATTAGATGACTATATTGGTGATCCTCGTGATAAATATAGTAAAGAGTATAAGTCACTGCATGATACAAGAAATTTATATTTTAAAAAATATGATGATAAGTATAATATATGGGCTTTTATACGATTACTAAGCTTTTTTAATACTGGATTATTTAAACAAATTGAAGGAATGCTACCTGCTAGAGCAGATGCTATTGTTGGATTAATAATACGTCCTAGTATGTTAGAAAGAATAAAGATGGATACTGCAGCATCAATGTCTTTTGAAAATATGATGCATACTGGTAGTATAGAGAGAAAAGCAGCTACTATAAGTGGTCACACTGTATCACAATCATTTAATAATACAGATTTTATAATACATACAACAACTATAAATACAGGAGTTAGAGCTAGTAATCCAGGACATGATAGATATAGAAAAGGTAGTGAGTATCAATATGGAAATTACACAGGCTCAGGAGTGCAACAGTTTGTTAATTTATATGGTGATGGATCTCGAAATACAATATCTGTAGATGCATCTAACTCAGGATCATTTCAACAACATTACTACTCAAAAGGATTTAAGAATTTAATTATAAATGGATGTAAAATGTCATCAGAAGATTTTAATGAACCGAGTGCAGATACAGTTGATGGAGCACCTGTTGTAGAATTTACATTAACAAATCCTAATCGTTTGAAAACGAGTGAAGCATCACCAACAAAGCAGGCATTTAAGAAGAAGAATACAAAAGGTGGATCGAAAGGTGGATCTATATCTGAAATATTAATAAGATAATTTATAGAAGTGTATATTTATAATATATAACAAGACATGGAGTAATAAAATGGGATATTTAGATAATAGTAGTGTAACAGTGGATGCTGTTTTAACAAAAAAAGGTAGAGAGTTACTAGCGAAGGGGCAATTGAATATAACAAAATTCGCTTTCGGTGATGATGAAATAGATTATAATTTATGGGATCCGAATCATGAATTAGGCTCTAATTACTACGGACAAGCGATTGAAAATCTACCAATGTTAGAAGCATTTAGTAATGATCCACAATCATTAAAATATAAACTAATAACACTACCTAAGAATACACAAATTCTACCAGTTGTAACATTAGCAGAATCATCTGTAATATTAACAACACCGGGTATGTCTTCTGTATTATCTCCGCAAACATCAAATATATCAAATGGTAATCAACAGTTGGGATATACGTTTACTATTGCTAATGCAGATATAGTAGAATTAGCAGCTCAACAATTACCATCAAACACTGCTATAATTAATACATCACATACTCCAGATGGTAATCAATCATCGCATACAATTAGAGCTCTGAAAGCATCAGTTATTGCGAGATCTATTACTACAACTCAAACGACAACATTAACTATAACAGCTAATGAGACGGGTGGATCAATAACAGTACCTATTACAGTTAACGCAGATACAGTATTGACATCAGGTCAATCTGCACAATAAAAGGATAACAAATGACAGCATTTACTAATTTTGACCTAGAAGATATTGTAGAAGGTAATATAGCTAAGAATGTAACATCAACTATATTTTCCGGAGGTGCAGGCTCTTTAGGTGTAAATGGTGTTCATACATCATCTACACAAACATCTTCAGCAGCAGCTGAATATTATTGGGATATATATGATAAAAATCCATCAGATGCCGCAGCAGAAGTACAGTATCAAATCGCATACGGACATTATGCAGGATCCGGATCAATTCTACCTACTGGGCTAACTGAAGGGTTAACTCCTACGCGCGCTGTATACAGTCAATTTAGAAATTTATTGATTGAGAATCCAACACCTACAACAAAATTTACTATGGGTGATAGCGCAAATACAACTTGTGATAGAATGATGTTTATATCATTTAATAGAGCTAGATTTAAAGAGCAAATAGATGTAGGTAATTGGAGTTTAACTCTATCAGGATCTACTGAGTTTTATTCTCATAGTATTACATTAATAGATGATAGCTCTCAAACAACAGGTACTACTGAAAACGGACATAAGGTTTATAATATAATAAGCGGATCAGGTACAACACCATCTGTAAACGGAGATACGAGTGCATACGAATACTGGGGCAAAATTTATCCTGAACTAGGTATTCTTGCTTTAAATGGTGATCGTGTTGCAGGTAATATTTCTAATACAGGAGCATCAGCTGCATCACAACGATCACAGAATTTATACTTACTGAATGGTGCAGATAGTTCAGGTACATCCGATCATATAAATGAGAAAATGCATTGGGCGATCAAATCAGGATCATATTTTTCTGGTAGAGCAGATGAAAATGTATCATCAACACATTTCTTTGTTAGAGCTAAAAACAGTAAATACAATTTCACTACTAATGAGACATTTAAAACAGGTTCAGCAGGACAATTACGACATGCAAGCATGAATGGTGATCCACAAGTATATATCTCAACAGTTGGATTATATAATGATGCTAATGAATTATGTGCAGTTGCAAAATTAAGTAAGCCATTACTTAAAAACTTTGAGCGAGAAGCTACTATACGTGTTAAGTTAGATTACTAGGAGGACTAAATGTCTAGGTTTACTTACAAAACGCTTGATTCAAAAAAATCATTTGCGAAAAAGTACACCGCCCATAAGTCATGGAATATAACTGATGAAACAGACCATACTTACGGAGTGGTTGTCCTATCAGGATCATACGCATCTTCTTCATTCTATACAACCCCTGGATTAAAAACTAACGATATATATCAACGTTTAGTTTTTGATTCAATACACCATCTATATTATGCAGATCCAAACAATTCACATATATCGAGTGATAGTGAATTTATGGGTGAGCAGCATAGAGAGTTATTATCTGATATACAAGTATTTTCAATACCATCAAACATTTATGGTGATAGAATTGTACTCGGTAGTGTGTTTCTAGAAGTTGGTACTATTGATTTTTGGGATGATGGTAAAGGTAATTTAGTAAGTGGACAATTCCTTCAGCCATCAAACAAAGCACAACTAACATATAGTTGGCCACCGAATCCGGATAATACTTTTATATACCTATCTTTTGATAGTGAACGAGATAATCCTGTAGGAGATACATTCCCTTCTACTTTAAAATCGAAAGGTGAGAATGTAAATAGATATCCTACTTGTCAAAATGTTACATCTGGTCTTGGTAGGAAAATAAATACTCATATGTCATTACATTCTTTCACATACCGTGCAGCAGAACTATCAGGTACAGCATCTATAGATTCTGGTTCAGAAAGTGTAATTGAAATACAAAATACCACAGGTATAGATAATTGGAATTCTGATTTTGCTATTAGTTGTTGGGTTAAA